AAGACCTGCACCACCTGGATCAAGACCAGGTGTTCCATCAGCACCGACAGGAACACCAGCGCTTACAGAACCAAGAACAAGATCATCAGTACTTTCTGAACCATCGGGGACAGCAAGGCCTGCATCGCCTAGATCAAGACCAGGTGCACCACCAGAGGCAGGAAGAACACCAACTGCGGTAGAACCAGGAACAAGACCAGGCGCTCCACCGGAAGCAGGAGGATCCTCGGCAAGACCAACAACACCAGGAAATATACCACCGAGACCGGCGACACCCCCAGTTTCAGCAAGACCAGCAGCACCACCTGGGACAGCAACTACTATACCACGACCGGTTAATTCACTCAGTATTAGTCAAAGAATTGCACAGGCTAGTACAATTGAAGAACTACGTGCTATACAAAATCTTGAATTTGAAAGATTAGGAACTACACAAAGGCAAGCACTTGAAAATATAAGATCTGTTGAAAGAGCTCGGGTAATTCAAAGACAAACATCCCAACAAGTTGATCAACTTCAAAGATTAGTGAGTCGCCGGGCTGAACAATTAATCCCACCAACGGTAAGTGCTGTGCCATCTTCCGCTGTGAGCGTAGTACCGGGGAGAGGTATACCAACTCCTAATGTAGGAACTAGTAGTTTACCACCACTATCATCTTCTTCTGCACCAATACCTAGAATCCCACCAACAGTAACTGCTGTGCCACCCCCAGCTGCTATACCTAGACCCCCAGGACCAATAAATCTTGTAGCACCACCACCGCCTCCGGCTGCAGGTCCTGCTACACCTGTTGTAAGACAAAGAATATCAACATTATCAGAATCGAGAGTACCAAGATCAACTCCTTACAGATCAATTAGACTTGGTCTAAGAGGTTTAAGAATTTTAGGATCGCTTGGACTTAGAGTATTAGGGATAGCTAGTGGAGTATATTTAGTTTATGACGTATATGTTGGGTTAGTTGAACTTAAAGCTAGAACAGTATCAATAAGTGTCAGAAATAGACAGACATTTTTTACCACATTAAATAATCTAATAAGAAGACTAGAAGCATATAATGGTCTTTTAGATCAATTTGATAATGAAACAGATCAGACAAAAATACAAGACTTAGAAAATACAATCAAAGAAGAAAATGCAGAAATATCTTCTCAATATGATCGTATTATCGAAATGGCCGAAAATTTAGATAAAGAATATAATGAAGATGTTGCTCGTAGACTACGTAACGGACAAAATATTCCCGAAAATCAAAGACAAGCGCCATATTTAAATATTTTGGCAAATATTGGCATATCCGGAGTTCAGCAACCATCTGATGCTACACCTGCAACTCAAAATAAAGATGAAAGTGATGGATCTGGTGGTGGTGATGAAAATGGTGGTTCTGGTGGTGATGCAACTCCAGTTAATAATAGTTCGGTTAGTGCTAAACAAGTAGAAAATATACCAGCACCACAACAGCGTCAAAATAATAGTTCATCAACTGTTGATACAACTTCACAAATATTGTATACATTAAGAACTAGAGAATCAGGTAATAATTATCGCGCTCAAAATCCTGTAGGATCTGCATCTGGTGCATATCAATTTATTGATAGAACATGGAGGGGAGTCACTAGACAATTTGGTATAGGTACTGAATATCGTAGAGCTATTGATGCGCCTCCAGAAATTCAAGATGCTGTAGCAGCTGCTTATGTTAATTCGATATTAGCAGCAAATAACAACGATATATCTGTTGTGCCTTTGGTTTGGTATACCGGTAATGCACAAGGTCGAATGACGGCAGAGGCTTTAGCTGTTAATCGTGGTTTAACAAGTGCTCAGTATCAAGCAAATTGGATGAGAACATTTCAGAGACAACATGGAAATGTACCATTACCGCAAAATGTACAAAGAAGTTCAACACCACAAAGTTTAACATCACGATCAGAATCAGTTCCACAAACTGGATCAAGATTAACTCAAGCTGGTACAAATATGGTTGCTGCAGATCAACGTCGTGCAAAAACTTTTCAAGAGATATTAAGCAGTATACTAAGAATACCAGGACAGCAAAATCAAATGGGATCAGCATCATCTAATAATATTAGAACAAATAATGTATCTGCTACTGAGGTACCTTTACGTAATAGATTAGAATCCGCGTTTGGTTTAAAAAAGAATATAAAGTAAGAGTATAAAATATGGCAAAGAAACCAACAACTACAACTCTAGCTGATTTAGTTAACAGTCCCGAGTATAAAGGAATGAGTGATATAGTAAAAGCTCAGATTGAATCAGCTTTGGCGGAAAGTAAAGGAAAGCCAGCGCCATTACCAAAAAAAAGTAAAACTGCTATTTCTACAGATGAAGTTCTTGCAAATCCCGCAATGGTTAAAGCAATTAAAGAAAAAATTGGTGAGAAAGCCACAGAAGAATTTTTAAAAAAAGCAGATGAAAAATCTGCTATCGATGACACGGATAAACCGATCGTTATAGATAAACAAAATAAAGTCAAAAAAACAAAACAGAAAACTAAAAAACAACGAGACCTTGAACAACAAGAAAATACACAAAAATCTTTTAAGGATTTTATTTTAGGTAAAGGCAGTAAAGCATTTAATAAAATGTTTCCATTATTGGGAGCATTATTAGGTGGTGTGTATCGTGGTGGTGATAAAAATAAAAGTAATGATACATCACAATCAAATACACGTTCATCGGATAGCGGTGTAACTGCAATTTTATCCAGTATTGTTAGTAGTCAAAGAACTACCAATTCTATTTTAACAGAAATACTTAATGGTATAATAGGTAATCGAAATAATAATCCATTAGCACCGGGTAATAATAATCCAAATACAAACATCGGTGGCGGTGGTGGACTTTTTGATGGTTTAAAAAGTTTATTAAGACTGGTGGGTTTTGCGATAGGTGGAGTTGGTTTAGGAATAGCCGGAGCGGCAGGTGTTTCAGCTTTACGAAATTCTGGGAATGATCAACAGCAAAGTTCCGACCAAAATACACCACCAAAAACTGTGACAACACCAGCAAATACAAGTACTGCTCCTAGATTAATAAGTCCGAATGTTAATAATTATAGCCCTGAACCAACCCCTATGTCAGTTGATGCATCAAGGGCAAATGCATCACGTGTAAGACTTGCAGGCACAACCGCGGCTCAATTGATGGGTAGAGGTGCACCACCGGCAGGAAGAATTAATAGTGATACCGAAAGGGCTTTTAATAGTTTACCACCGGCTCAACGAGGACTTATTAGTCCAAATGTTAATAATTATAATCCCGAACCAGAGCCTATGCGTTTAGGTGCTGCTGGACGAACATTTGCTGGTGAAGAAAATCCATTAAATCAACAGAAACTAAGTGAAGCAGCACAACTCACAAGACCTATTGAAAATTATATACGATCACTTAATGAATTGGATGCATCAGAGAACGCTAGTAATAATGTAGAAGGAATTTCCATTCCGCATGATTTGACACAAAGAAATGCATTAGAAAACGGTTTTATACAAAGTTTATCAACATTAAATAATGTTCCTATTTCCGAGCGCCCATCACCCCCAGAAGGTACTTTTGAACGTCTACGTTTAATTAGACAAAGAAGAGGTGAATCAGAACTACCGCCGATTCCAGGACCACAAGGAGGTGTATTTGCCGGAGAGCAAGATAATAGAAGTCCATCATTAATATCAGTAAATTCTGTCGGTAATTATAATCCCGAACCAGCACCATCTGAAACAACCATACCTGGTATACAACAAGCTCAAAGAGCACGTATTGAATTGGCTGGTACCACAGCGGCTCAATTGATGGGTAGAGGTGCACCGCCAGCCGGGAGAATTAATAGTGATACCGAAAGGGCTTTTAATAGTATAACACCGGCAACAATTCGTCGCCCAAGGAGTTCAGATCCACTTAATTGGCAAGGTGGGGGATCAACGCGTTCAAGGGTAAATCAGGGAAATACGTCAAACCCACAATCATCTCAAACTGCAAGACCTATACCATCATCTTCATCATCAAGCCCACAATCATCTCAAACTGCAAGACCTGTACCATCATCTTCATCATCAAGCCCACAATCATCTCAAACTGCAGGACCTGTACCACAAGCACCATCTGTAAGTGTAGGGAGAACATTATCCGATGTTTCCACACAAAATGCCATTGCTGAAAGAGCAGTACCTGCAGCACCAACAGCACCGCCAGCGACAGCTGTAGACACACCTGCAACGCCGGCACCAAGAACTGAGCGTTCTGCAAACCCTATTGATCCTGATAACCCAGGGCCATTAGAACCATCTGATGCTAGTATTAGATATAATAGATTATTTAGTATGGTTGCATAAAAAAAGGGAGACTTTCGTCTCCCTTTTCAGTATTAACTTGCAAGTCGCTTAAAGAATTCTAAATCTTCACCATCGTCATCATCATCTGTATTAGTGGATGGTGCAGAGCGCGCAGGCGCCTCACGTTGAGGCGCCGATTCCTTCCAAGGAAGTTCATCCTCATCATTCTGCTTCCGATTGGCTGCAGCCTGGCGAGAACCAGCAGGGGTACTTTCATCAAGATTAAGAACCTTGTTCAACTTAGCCTTAAGTTCATCATAGGTCTTAAAGTTAGATGGAGAAAGGAATGCCTGTAGTGAATGTTCCTGCTTCCAAATAGCCTCAATTTGATTGTCATTTTCAAAAAGAGGAGCAGCAGAGGCAAATTCAGACTTATCGTAGTTGCGGTAACCCTCAACATTACGAATCTTAAGCTTGAAATTAGCACCAGACCATGGATCAAAAGGATTCATAGGCTCTTCATCCGCAAACTGAGGATTCATAGCTTCGTTGAGCTTATCATAAATCTTCTTGCCAAACTTGAACAGCTTAACCTTACCGTTATTTTCAGGATTGGCCTGGTCTTGAATGATATAGATATTGCTGATAAAAGTCAACTTACGCTTTTGAGCGCGTGCCTGTTTACGAGTAGGTGAATTATCATCCTCGGAAATATTCCAAAGCTTGGAATTCAATTCACCAACTGGGTCGGTCTTACCAATAGTTGTAAGAGAGTTTTCGATATACCAAAGACCGGTAGGGCCCTTGAAACCATGCTCGAACATGCGAATGAAAGGAACATCTTCATCACTGGGAGCTGGGAGGAATCGAATGACTGCAAAGCCATTACCGGCCTTGTCTACATTAGGATACCAGAAGCGGTCATCGCCCTTGCTGGATTCACCTTGTGTATTGAGTTTGGCAAGTTCTGCGGTAAGCTTTTCAAGTGAGTTCTTACCAGAATTGCGCTTAAGTTGTGAAAAGTCCATGTATAGTCTCCGTATGTTTTGTATATTTGTATGATCGTATATTTGTATATGAGAGTAAACCCTCATAACTATTTATAATATCACTAGACAGAGAAAAAGTCAACCAATAGTTTTTTGATTTTCTCTCTATCATACTTAATGAATGGTATATATTTCTTGATAAGAAGTTTAATCTCATTCCATACAACATCATCATTAAGTTCTTTATCCCAGTGCTTTAAACATCTGGAAATATCCACCAATACACATAAAGTTTCTGGTGATATGGAATCACTACAGAAAAGCTTAATTAGTATTGGGTGTTGGTTATCTCTTACTATAAAATTTTCATTGAATGTTTTATTTAGTTTCTTAAGGTCACCAGCAATCATATAAGTCAATGATTGACTTCGTTTCAACCAGTCAAGATATATTTGTTCAGCTGATTCATCATAAGCTATTTCACGGATAAAACATTTAGGATTTTGTATAAAATTAGCAAGCATAAGATTATGTGCGTCTCTATGCTTTGCAACTTTTTCAAAAAGAAATTTATCTTTACGCTTATTAAAAGATTCTAAATTTGCAGTTATTTTGCTGTTATATCTAAAGTAGTTATACCCAAGTAAATTAAAATGATTTTTTAAAGCAAGATAATCTTTATACACCTCAAATGATGTCATATAGGTAGTCGTGCAGTCTTCTTGAGGATATTCAGATTTTCGGCTTCACACGTGATATTAGAAAGAATTGTAGGATCTTTCTTGATCAGTGATGCTGCATATTCTGGTTCGAGACTATTTACATCACACCAATGAATTACAGCATCAATAAATTCCATTCCTTTCTCTTCACATAATTGACGAATATCGGTTGAGAAATTAACATTCTTAATCATTAGATAGTAACTCCGGAAAAAATTTAATTAATGCTTTTCCTAAAAAATGAACAAATGCATAGTAGCACCATATCCATATAAAAAACATGTACATATAACCAGCAAGATAAGGATATGCTGTATTATAAATTGCACCTACAAAAAGCAAACTGAATAACAGATATGCTAGACCACCAAGTCTATTGCGCTTTGGAATTTCTTTTGCCATCAGTCCCAAAGTGCCTCGTAATACTTAGCAAAAAGACGGCGACCGTTCTTCATTCTTTCACGATGTGCTGCAACACCCTTTTCATCAACCGTAAAAGTATCCTTAGGGCCCTTCTTCATAACACCATCTTCAAAAATAAGATCAGACTCACCACTGTAATACTGCTCTTCCCAATTTGACATATGCTGTTCAAATGCCCAGATCATTTCACCGAGAACCCATTCCCAACGAGGAAACCAATTTTCGTCTGTGTCACCTGAGTTCTTTTGATCTTCAGACAAAACAGGAGCAGAAATGGTCTGAAGTTCCAAAGGAACATCCTCATCATCAATGAAAGGCGCGCCATACTTATTTTTACTGAGTTCTCTGAGCATAGGAACAATAATCATTGCTAGTGTGTGATCCATCGACCAGACATCGTAATCATCAATGTGGATATTCAGCTTGCGTTCCTTAAAGGTATCTACCCAACGACAGAAACGATAAAGAGCTGAATCAGTACCATCCTTATTCGTTGCCAACCAGTCGCCAAGTTTTTCCACTATATCAGAATTCTTATCTTTCCAAAAAAGAATACCTTCAGCAATCTGATATGGACCAATAAAGTTCTTGTAGGGCCCAAAATAGATCTTCATTCAAATTCTCCTTCAAAAGCACAAAAAGCACTAATGACTGTAGCACCTACATTATCCAAAACCGTCAATGCTGATACAGCATCACCAATACATTGACTGGGAGTGGTTGAAGCCAAATGAATATTTCTAACTTCTCCATTAAAAAGAAAAGTAATAAAAAGAATTGTGGTAAGCAATTTTATGTCTCCGACTTATTTGTTTTAAAATCACTGTGATCATGGCAGGTTCTACGATAACCATCATCATCTGTAGGGAAACCGCAACTTGCATAATTATAACAGCCAGGTTCGTCACAGATCAAAAGAGCAGACTTGAGTTCTTTGTTATCAATCTTTTGTTCTTTGACAACATCGGCAAGATTTTCACGATATGAATAATCCAACTCATTTGAGATATTCATACCACCTGCTGAATATAGCGGTACGTATGCATCAAGATCAAAGCCAAGACGATCATAAATCAAATATCGGAATGATCCAGGATCTCTTCCGTGTTCATCAATCTTGCTGATAACCCATGCAGCAATATCTAGCCTGGTTTGATAATCATATTTTGAGACTAATTCATCATAGTCAATCTTTTCGAACATATATCACCTTTGAAATGGTGGACCCGGTAGGACTCGAACCTACGACCAAACCGTTATGAGCGGTCCGCTACTAACCAACTGAGCTACAGGTCCAAATATTGGCGGTCCCGAGAGGATTCGAACCCCTATCGTACGGCTTAGAAGGCCGATGCCTTATCCCTTAGACCACGGAACCAATATAGTTATTATATCATACTTTTGAATGGCTGTCAACCATTAATTATAAGATTCCTGCAACTGAAATACCGACCAACGAACTCCAGGATTACTGACTGGCTTAAAGACACTAGCATAAGAATCTTTACCACCAGCAAGACTTGGAACAGTTACAATGAAGCATTTTTCCATAGCACCCCAGGGTGTCTTAACTCTCTTATAATAACCATAAGAAGGTTCTAGACCATCCTTCTCGCCTTTCTTATTATAGCGATACCCTGGGACTTGTACTCGTTCACCATCAATAATAACATAGTCAAAGTTGTTGGTTTTGTTTTGTTTTGCCATAATCTTATGCTTTCAAAAGGATGGTATTTTCGTTAATGCGATGTTGCAATGTTGCTGTTTTTAACTTTTCCAAATTCTTAAGAAATGCCCTACGACCACTGCGGAAGACCATTTCAATATTTACCTCTACATTTCTGCCGAGTTTATAAGTTTTACTTTTTTCTTCATCATAGTTTAAGATAGTAGTTCCTTTGACATCCAGACCTGACTCGGTTGAAGCAATGAACTGTGTGAGTGTCTTGTACTTAGTATTAAATGTAAGTAATTCACCAGAGCCTAAGATCTTTTCGGGATTGATGGATACCACCTTAAAGTCCTTACTTTCAGTTTGGAACTTTAGATCCTTGAGTTTCTTATCGGATGAAATTACTTTCTTCTTACGGACGATTTGTTTCTTATTTGCACCATGGCGCTGACAGTCAGCCACAATACTCGAGTAAAATGCCGCTCTCTTCTTCAACTCGGCACTGGTGTAATGGTTATACCCTTCTTTGACATTAGTGCTGGTGAGAGACAGATTAGCCTCTTCGGCGATTGGTGCGTAAAATTCCTGAACAATCTTTGCTTGGTTCGAGGGAATCTGTTTATTCTGCAGCCATTCATACATGGATAATGTCCAACCTGACTTATCTATGGCTTCCTCAAACTCACCGATAAAGTCAGATATCTTGGCACTTGGTTTACGAACTTTAACAGTCACTTCTTCGGAGACTGGTTCATCAGAAACTTCTAATGCTTTATTCAAAGTCGACTTGGAAAACATCTCCGTCAACCTAAACCTAAACTTTTTTACATGAGGCATTTCAAGAATACCACCACGATTCAGAATACGTGCATACCAAGCAGCCGTAACACTAATCCAAATGTCTGGCACTGTTGCCAACATTTCCAGATTAGTATCCTCACCTTGAATTTTAAAAAAATCTTGAAGATACTGACGAGCATCTGATCTGGTACACATGTAATTATACCAACCAAAGATCTTCGTTATAGTCATATCGTCAAGTTCAACAATACCCTTGACTACCGGTTCTTCACCCATGAACTTTAAATCAGCAATGTATTGTGCAGTTTTACCTACACGTTCATTCTTTTTAGGTTTGGGTTTAGTCAACCGGGCCATCGGCATATCCTTTTCGATTTATAAGTTATAATATCATAAACTATGAGAGTTGTCAATCACTTTTTTATCAACCCTCTTCATGCTCTTAGCGCTCTCGGGGATGATAAACGCTTCGAAGTCACGACCTTTGGTAACATATCCCATTCCATATGCCATCTTCTCAGTTGAATCACCACTCAATCTCTGAGCAATGATAGCAGCGGTGAATGAATGGTTGGCAAAACCGATCTTGATACAAGGTCCCCAAATTTCAGCATTCAAATCATCAACATACCTACCACCGGACACGCCACATTCACAAGTCCTATCCGCGTTTTTTCTGAGTGTCACTAGATCATGACACTTTTCACAGAAAATAAGCTTCATCAAACCTCCTTTGATACAGTGCTATATGAAATAGTATTATCCCAACGATCAGCATTATGCTTATTCCGAAGGGCAGTAATATTTTGATCATGAGCAAGACTTTGTGCACTTATATTAGTAAGAGCCCAAACTTCCTGTTCAATCTTATCCACAACGGTTGTCTTCTTCATAATTGTTGTAACAAGGAACTTCTTATTATTCTTGTTCTTCTTGTGACGCTTGATATATTCCTTCATGAATCCATAAGGTCTATTCTCCCAAATGTCATCAAGATCAGTACGAGAAACTTTCATATAATAAACCTCCAAAAGAGGGGGGGTTTCCCCTCCCCAGTTGATTTAGGCCGCTTCCGCCATTTCGATAGCGGTCTCAAGAGCACGAACCTTGAGGTTCTTGTTTGAACCATACCAGGCTGAAGTCATCCGGGTATCGGTAGAGCGACCGATGAGGTGATCGGTCATATAGGTAGTGGCATTAAACGCCTGCCACCAGGATCCAGCAGCATATTCGGCACCAGGCTGAGTCTCAAGAATACCAAGAGCGGTCCGAGCATTCTTGGTGATTTCAGAGCGCTTGGCATTTTCCGAGGCAGGAAACACACGCTTGAAGTACTCAACCACGTTTTCATCACTGTAGCGCTTAGAACCGAGGAACTGAGCCATTTCCTTGTACTGGGCAAGCTTTTCGGCTGCAACACCGAGCATCAACTTAGTCTGGTCACCGTTAAACTCACGACGGTGGCTGATCTTGACCATACGCTCGACCTTGGTATTGAGCGACAAAGTCAAAGTGTTGTTACACACCACACGGATCGGAGTGAACCGAACATCGGTGCTGCAGCCATACTTATGGAAGTTGGTGAAGTGCAGGTAAGAGTCAACCTTATCACCACCAAATAACTCGAATGAATCCTTCACCTTAGCCAGAGCCCAGACAATCTTGCCGTCACAGAGACTACCAGCGGTGTGCATTTCCATGTCACCCTCAGCAATGAAGTCGTTAAAGAACTCGAAAGCCTCAGAGTTCTGCACCGGATTCCAGTCATCCGAAACCACATCAACGATCTTGCTATCGCTAGAGCGAACCAGAGCAGACCAACCGACATTAACATTCTTGCCGGCAACCTTAGCAAAGGCAGGGACCTTATTGACCTCCCAATTCAGACCAGCTGCATCGAGCATCTGTTCGGGGGTAAGATCGCCGGGTACCCGAGTACCCAGACCGTGCCAAGGCACATCACCGGCATATGCCATCTGAGCCTTACCGTCAACCATTTCGATATTATGAGCCATTATATAAACCTTTCATATGATGGGCGATATGCCCTGTTAATAAAGTTATTATAACAAACTTTGGGGGTAATGTCAACCAAAATTTTGCGGTTTTCAAAACTTTTTTGTTAACATTTTTTAATCTTCAAGATCGTCTCTGAGTTGATGAGTAACTTCCACCCATGCCGCAACTCTCACTTTTGAAAATACTTCTACATCGAGTAGTCCATTTCTTACTTTTTCTGAAATAAGATATTTTACTTCTTTATTGGTTTTAAATTCACATTCTTTTCTCGAATAAACACGGTAAGCGCATAAACTAATCATCTAAATCGTCTCTAAGTTGTTCATGAATATGTGGAACATACAACATAATATCATATAATACTTGGTTATGATCATAGACATCGCATTTAATTAGATTATGAGCAGGAATTCCAATATTCCATATCGATGGTGGAAAGATAATATCTTTAACTTTCATTTTCTGCATCTTCCACAAATTGTTCTCTAATATGAAATTCACAATCAAGTATCTGACCAATATGTTTAAGTTCAAAAACTTCCATAAAGTTATGATATACTACATATTTCCTAACCTTTATCCTAATAGTATCCTCAACATCATCCATTATTTGAGTTATGGTTTGACTATACATTTTCATATTCCTTTTATATTATCCATATTATGTCATTACTGATTATAACACAATCATATATCACTGTCAACAAAAAAATGCACAAAAAAAGAGGGTGATAACTTAATACCACCCTCCGAGTTAAACCAAATATGTTTTAAAAATTAAGTACGGAATTCCAAGTCTCGAAGCACCTCGGGGTCAACACCATAAGTCCAGGCATTTGCTTCCAACGCGGTCTTGACAGTAGGCGGCACAGGAATAGCAAACTCACGACCAGTACCACAAACAACACGCAGGAACTGTTCTTTACCAATATCAGGAATATTCACCTGCAGAAGAGTACCAATCTGCGGATCCTCATCCTGGTCAATAACCTTGGACTTCAATTCCTTTAGAATATGAACCCAACCAAGGATTTCACAAGCAACTCGACGGAGTTCCAGGTTGTCTTCCTTGAGAGCGGCCTTAGCGGTCAACTCTTGCTTATTGGTGATCCAGAACCACTTATCACGGCTCAGACGAACACCGTGCCAGGCAAACACCATGGTACCGTCCTGATATTCAATGGCGGGACCATCCTCACAATGCAGACGGTTCTGGTCATCGAATCGGATATACATCGGGAACTCTTGAATAATAGCAAAGTCCTTGTCGACATAAGTCCAGCAAGCAACTTGCGCATATTCAATCAGCGGTTGGACAATCTCCAGATCCAGACCGCAGACTTCCTTGAAGTAAGCATAGAAACTCAACCAAGAACTATCATGAGCACCATAGATCATAGAGTTCATGAATTCAGTAGAAGTACCGTTAGGCTTTACAGACTTATAGATCTTATAGGCATCCATAGGTCCAGTAGCATAATAAACACTAGAAGGTGCTTCAAGATCACGAGACGTGTAGCACTTTGCAAGAGCAGTCTTAGCTGCAGCAAAGTCAAGAACTTCAGTACGAAGACCGATTTCCAACCAGCGGTCCCGATAGACGGGAATTTGCGCCAGTTGGTCTTCATTCAAACTAGTAATCACATTATCACCTTTACATTATATAAGTGGAAAGCTTCTAAAAATGAAACCTAAGATCAAAGATCAGTCGGCAGCCTTACGGAAACCTTCGGCAGTATATTCACGTTGACGGCGAATCTCGTAGGTACCGGGTGGGACCATAATAGCCTCGTGAGTATCGAAAGATCGAAGATGGTCAATCCGAGTGTCTTCCTTGACAAGAAGGAACATCTTGTACAAGTCAACATTCTGAGAGTTAGACTTATCGGCAGGAATTTCGAATGCCTCGACTCGAGTTGCTTCCATCACGTGATTGTGCCCAGTTTCACTGTGAGCAACAATTACCTTGCCATTCTCAGGAGCAACGGGAACAACACCCTCGGGGATATTCTGAATACGCAGGATAATGAAGTCACCCTGAGCAGCCATGTTACGCATAATCTTCATGATATAGTCTCCTTGTTGGTTATAATGATATTATATATGGTTTTAGTAAAAAGTCAAGGGTTATTTTTGAACAAAATGTTTTTGGCTCTAGTGAGAGCATTACCTGTGTCTGTAATATGGCCTTTTGAAACAAAATGGCCAACTTGATGTGCACAGTCTGTTACAGTGAATAGTGCTGTAAGAGCCTCACGTAGTTCATCTCGTTCGTCTAACAAGGCCAACATATGTGTCTTTTCGACCATAATAACAGTTGGACCTTGAGAGACGAGGGCACGAAATGTTTCGGTATCTGTAATAGCCATTATTGATCCTCCATCGCTTTTGTTACATGTCGGCACTTCTTATGGAATTGAAATCCAATACAAGTACACGACCAACGTTTAGTGCGGCCATCCTGTCGCACGGTATAGACTTCACCGGTTTTAGATGAAGTCACATTTAAGACCTTGTCGACAGTGACCTTCGGTTGTTTTACCGTAACACCACCAATCGACAAGACTTTATGCATAGGGATATAATTGAAGCCCTTGGTCTCACTATTTAGAATAGTAAGATCTGCAATAGAAGTCATCCACTTAGGAGTAGGTACAACAACCCCACGAAGAGTCAATGTAGGCTGTACCCTATGTACTGAACATGGAGCCATAGCATAACGTGCTGCAGCATTGTCCAATACGACCTCTACGACTGAACCTTCGGTGGGGAGTTGCATTTTCATTATGCCTTTACGGTAATCCGTGCAAGAATTGCCCGCACGGCATTGTCTACAAGAGCATTCAGTTCAGTCTTGAGTGCGGTCTCAAGAGTATTTGTTACAGGAACACTATTTTGTTCCACATTAATCCGAGTCGACATTTCAGCAGGCATACCACGCAGCGCTTGTTGAGTACCCCGCGAACCCAAATCCCAACCATAATAATCCTTCCACTGCCTAAGCCATGCTGTGTACTTATGCACAGCGGCAGTTGTTGTCTTATGATCGTCGGTATTTAAAAGTAGACCGGCCTTAATAAGGGCCTCCGGTCGCGACAGATGTGTTTGCTTAAGAACAAACATGTACAAATTATAGTTTGTGCTCATAGACGGTGTAATATTCTTCATAATATAATGTCCTTTTCAATTTTGACCATCATTGGTCTGGCTAACATAGTTATTATAACAAACTTTTGGGGTCGTGTCAACAAAAGATTTGTTAACTTTTGTTAATCTTCTAGCTGAGCACAACCACCATGCTTTTCAACTGTTTCCAATATCTTAGCGACTGGAACCCAGCCAAAAACACAGTCCTCATCTGAGGGGTCATCACCCATGTCCTCGCGCCATTGACGAAGTTCTGGCACTGGCTTGGTAGGAAAACCTACCTCCATGGAAGACCACGGGCCGACATGAGACCTCGGTGAAGAATAATGATAGGAACTGGCCTGGACGGACATCTTGAATCCATCACGACATATCAGAGGCGGCATCACCTCGTGACTCAGATTACCGAGCACGGCTTTGTCTCGCATACGGGTTATGTAGGCTGATAGAACATCCATAGTAAATCTCCTGTTTATAAAAAGATTATATCAAACACCGATGGTCATGTCAACAACAGTTTTGTTAACTTTCGTTAATATCCTCAGCGACTTGGTTCTCTAGACTTATATTGAACGATCTATCATAAATTGGCATTTGTAGCCCAGCATATGTCTTAAACCGAACGTTTTTTCGAACAGATTTATGCAATTCGCGCATAGAATCATCCAATACATGACTCAAAAGCACATCAATAGTCTTCATAGTTTAGATTTTCCTTGATTTGTTCATCGAGTAACGTATAAATGTCATCTATAAATGCTGGTTCAACCCATCGAATCACATAACTACGAATACCATCAGCAAATACACCCTGAGATTTGTGCCAAATAGCATCTGATACATCATCCGCCATGATATTACGTGCTGTTTCATTCATTCTAAGCATTATCTAGATCTTCTTTTATTTGTACTTTTAATGGGACCAAAACAAGCATAATTTCATGCAATAATTTATCACCGACAGCAAATTGTAAACGAGGACAAATTTCAGATGTATCAATATGTCGCATGGTTTGGATTTTATTGACTATATTCATTGATATAACAATCTCATTATTGTAATAAATTCGTGTACTCCAAAAATACCTACAGCAATCAATGCAAAGCCTGTTATAGTCATAGCAATTGCTACAATTGTAAGAGTAACAACGTCAATATA